ATTGCAGAAGACGCTGACCAAACGGTTGAAGTTTCTGACGTAATGGGTTCTTACCTCTCCGCAATTCGTAAAACAGCATTAAAATAAGGAAGTATCAAAATGCAACAATCATACGACACATTAATCGAAAAGTGGGCACCAGTCCTAGACGAAGGTCAAGCAATAACAGACCATCACAGACGTCAAGTAACTGCCGCTATCCTCGAAAACCAAGAGAAAGCTCTAATAGAAGAGCGTTCATCAATGGGTGGATTCTTAACAGAAGCAGCACCTGCTAACTCAACTGGCAATGCTGCCAACTTTGACCCAGTATTAATCTCATTAGTACGACGCGCAATGCCTAACCTAATCGCATACGACGTATGTGGTGTACAACCAATGAATGGCCCAACAGGTCTTATCTTTGCTATGAAAGCAAGATACGGTGCTGGTGCAACTTCTTCAACAGAAGCATTATTCGGTGAAGCACAAACACAGAAGTCTGGTGACCAAGCAGGTACACACGATTCAGATAACGCATCTGGTTTCAACGGTGTTGATTCAGGTGGAGTACGTCTAACATCACTTACTGCTGGCGGTATGTCAACTGCAACTGCTGAAGCATTAGGTTCATCAGGTGGTGGAACATTCCAAGAAATGGGTTTCACAATCGAGAAATCAACTGTTACTGCTAAGTCACGTGCATTAAAGGCAGAGTACTCTTTAGAGCTTGCTCAAGACCTTAAAGCAATCCACGGTTTAGATGCTGAAACAGAGTTAGCAAACATATTGTCAACTGAAATCCTCGCTGAAATCAACCGCGAAGTTATCAGAACAATTAACTCACAAGCAAAAACTGGTGCGTTACAAGCAAACGTGACTAAGAATGGTATATTCAACATGTCATCAGACGCTGATGGTCGTTGGAGTGCAGAGAAGTTCAAAGGTCTCGGAGTACAAATCGACAGAGAAGCAAACGTAATTGCTAAAGAAACTCGTCGTGGTAAAGGTAACGTAATCATCTGTTCATCAGATGTTGCTACTGCTCTCGCCGCCGCTGGAACTTTAGACTACTCACCTGCTATCTCATCAAACCTACAGGTAGATGACACAGGTAACACATTTGCAGGTCTATTAAATGGACGTACAAAAGTATACATCGACCCATATGCAAGTACAGACTATGTAACAGTAGGTTACAAAGGTACAAACCCATATGACTCAGGCGTATTCTATTGCCCATATGTACCACTACAAATGGTTAAAGCAGTTGCTGAAGACACGTTCGCACCAAAAATCGGGTTCAAAACTCGTTATGGTATGGCGTCTAACCCATTCGTAGGTTCAACACCTGCTAACGGTTTAGCGGCAGTGAAAACCAACATGTACTACAGAATCTTCAGAGTTGACAACATACTCACATAGATTACTGTAAAAAAGATTTATTCTTTTGGGGAGACTTCGGTCTCCCTTTTTTTTGTCTAAAAATAAATGAAAAAAAGTGAAAAAAGTACTTGACATTCTCTGTTCTATATGGTACTGTAAGACATAATAAGAAAGGAAATATTATGCAAATAAATAGAAAAGATATCGAGAACAGGAAAATGACAAGAGAGTTTTTTGATTATGTTCTTAGTTTCTATGGTGAAGGTGGTCTTTATGACTTCGGTGCCAAGTTAGATGATGTAATCACTGCAACGCAGATTTACCTCAACAAAATCGTGACGAATAAAAATAAGTTTTATACTTGGGGTGATGGCGATAGTCTTGACCGCGAAAGAGTTCGTGACATCTTGTTAGATGAAAACATCTTCGGTTACGAGTGGAAAACAAATGCTAAACTTCACTTAGACTTAACAAACTAAAAAAAGTGCTTGACATTCTCTGTCAAGTATGATACTGTAACACATAATCAAAAAAAGGAAAAAAATATTATGGAATACGAAACTTACGAATATGTAGAAGAACCTACACTAGAAGAACAGATTGAGGCATCAGTCAAAGAAGGAATAACGTTAGGACTTTTCAAAGACCTTTCTGATGACCCAACTTTCTTGAAGTTCGAGGCGACAGTTAATGAAATAGAAAATACCTCTAGAGACGAACGCATTGCGGACATCGAGGATTCTTATGAAGAGTTCTTGGCGGAACGTTCATACGAAGATTCATACGAAGATGAAGCAATGCTTGCCAGTCTTCTTTTTGCAGGAGGTGCGTAATAATGGCATTAGTATTAGGATACACTAAAGAGAAAGAGTTCGTACAAGAATGTTTCAATACTCGTTTAGAGTTCGAACACAGATACGAAGAACTGGTGGAGAAATTTGGTGGAATTGACTTTGAGTTTCTAAAGGAATATGAAGTCAGTGGTTACAACTCAAAACTTATAAAAGACATGAATACAGAAAGAAAAATCAGAGAGGAAAATGTATAATGAAAGCATATGAAGTAAAATTAAAGTTGAACACAAGGAACGAGGATTGGAAACGATTTGCAACCGCAAAGGAAGCAGTCAAGTTTATCCTAGACGAGAGACACACCGAAGGGTTCACGGTCTCTGGACGTACCTATGATGAAAAGTTCGAAGAGTTAGAATGGATTGAGAAAGGTCGCATTGTAAATGTGTGACTTATTCTTGACCTATATAATTATAAATGGAGTTGATAATGTTTGAGTTTTTTTTAGGATTAATGATTGGTGGTTTTGGAACCATATTGTTTGTTTTTATGACAAGTGTTGATATTGATTGTGGCGGGTACACTGCTATGACAACTGAAGAAGAAGATGAAGAGAGAGAAATGTATCTCAGAGGTGAAGATTAGTGGGAACTAAGGCAGGAAAGATTTGGGGAAACACCGAACTGATACACGCGAATGGTGTATTAGAGTTTCATCGTATCAACTTCAAAAAGGGATACAAGTGTTCCGAACATTTACACAAACATAAATGGAATGGTTTCTTTGTTGAGAGTGGAACTATGATTGTTCGTGTATGGCAAGACGGAGAACAGGATGGTCTTGTTGATGAAACAATACTAACTGCAGGAGACTTCTGTCAAGTAAAGCCTGGCAAGATACATCAGTTCGAAGGTGTTCAAGATGGTGTTGCGTTTGAATTGTATTGGGCAGAGTTCGCCCACGATGACATTGAGAGACGTACTATAGGAACTGCTATAGGAGAATAAATTCTGAGAACTTGAATGTGACACTAAATGTCATGTACTCAGTACCACCTGTAGACGAGAAGTCCAACCCACTCAAATCCGTAGGAATACAATCTCTGTATTTTATTTGATTGACCGCGTTGTTATGACTTGAGAGTACTGACAGGGTGATATCAGAATGTGTAGGAATTTGTGTAGACCTTCTGTCTGCAGACACTTGTCCTTCGTTGACATTACGGTTCAACCAATCAAACATTTCTCTGTAACCCTTCATGTCTTCATCAAGTAATATGGTAAACTCTACTGTACCGAAACTTACTCTATCGCCTGGCATAGGTATTTCGGTTACTCGTCTGCCAGGCAGTGTGACAGGGTTTACTGTCATGTTGGGATGTGAAACGGACTGAACAAAGTATTCCAGATTGGGATATCGTGAACGGTCAATACTGACACGGAAACCCGTGGGTTGTAAATAGTTTACATTAGATGTGAGTTCCGCATCTTTGATTTGAGTTTTGAGTGTCGCTGCATTTTGTGGCATTTTTAGTTCCTATATCTGTACTTCTATTTATATAAAATAATAGTACAAAAAAGAAACTTTTTACTTGACTTATTGTGATAACTGTGGTAATATACAAGTATGATTAGAAAGGAAATATCATGAGAAACGAATTTACTGAACTTGCAATGCAATGTTCATACGAACAACTGGCACATGCACTATACCTAAAGGGTGAGATGGATGGTTATCAGAAAGTTACTGACAAGACTAAATGGAGAGAACCTGTAATGGCACAATACCTCGGTCACAATGCACACGAGAAAATCAGTGCGGGTGCAGGGAAAGACGAATATGGTTCAGATGCATTTGACCCTGCAACAGGTCGTTATGCAGAATACAAATCAATGGCACTAAAAGAAAAAGAACTTCGTAATCTGTATGAGGAACCAAAGGGTAACAAGGGTAAGACCTTCGCGCCTCTTACGGTGAAGGGTGTCTACAACGGTGCATACAAACAGTCTGCATTGGATGCCTATGCAAACATTGACCACTACTTTGGTATATTCTACAAAGAAAGATGTCTAAAGATTGTTAGGGTAAACACCGATGAAGTCATCAGGCAGTTGACAGAAAATAACAACAAACGTAAAGTAGGTGCAACTACTAACTGTAACAGTGTCACTATCAAACTGGGTGATACGCATTTATATGAAGAGGCATACTCTGTATGATTGATATTAGAAACGTAGACTGTTTAGAGTTATTGAAATCTCTACCCGACAACAGTGTTCATCACATAAACGCAGACCCGCCTTACAACATTGGTTATGATGGGGGTGATGGTTGGGATACCTTCCCCGACGAAAAAACATATCTAGAATGGTGTAAGGAATGGTTGACCGAGTGTAGTCGTGTACTTGCACCTAATCGAATGATGTGTGTTTGGGGTACACAGAAGACAGATTTATTCTTCCGTCTCAAACTTGATGTGATGAATAACCTATCTGGTATGGTAAGTCAACCCGCAATCCACTGGACATATAATTGGGGCGGACGAACCCGTACAAACTTTGCACATAAGATGGAGACCGCTTGGTGTTTCTCCAAGGGTAAAGACTTTCATTTTGACCGAACAAACATTGAGGTCGAACGTATACTGAAGACCAATCTAAGAACAGGTAAACCGTTTGAGAACGGAACAATTCCTACCACGGTTTGGGATTGTACTGTGGGTAAGACTTCCGCAGAATTCAAGGAGTCAAAGTTTCATCCTACCGCAAAACCACAGAAGATTTTGCAGAGAATGATTTATGCCTACACACAAAAAGGTGAGACAGTATTTGACCCATTCTCTGGTTCGGGTTCTACTGCAGTGGCATGTATACATACAGGTAGGAAGTTTATTGGTTCAGAGTTATACAAAGAATACTATGACAAGTCTCTGGAGAGAGTTGATAACATGAATCCGTTGGGGGTATAATGATTGATTTAGAATCCATATTGGCAGAGTGGAAAGCGGACTCACTTATAAAGGAGGGTCAACTCGATAAGAATAGTATGGACACTCCCAAGATGCACGCCAAGTATCTTGAGTATCTATCCCTAACTAAACTACGATTGAAGAAGGCAGAGTTTTCTCAGAAGTCTCTGTTGAAAGATAAGTGGTTATGGTACAACGGGAAGATGGACGAAGAGACTATGAGGTCAAAGAACTGGTCACCCGACCCGTTCAATGGTTTGAAAGTATTGAAGGGTGACTTAGAAAAGTACTACTACGATGCCGACCAAGAGATACAGGAGAGTGAAATACGCATTCAGTATCTAAAGACTATTGTTGAAACCCTTGAGAGTATCATGAATAATCTCAACTGGAGACACACCACGATTGGTAACATCATCAAGATAAGACAACTTGAGGCAGGATACTAATGAGTGTTGAAAAGAACGCAAAGGCATTCGCAGAAGAACGAGTTAACTTCCTTA